CTGCAGAGCACCGTATCCGCCTACGCTGTCACTGCGGTAGACTGGACCTGGCATCCACGCTTGTGTTTCAAAGCGCTGGAGGCCTTTGTTCCATCTTTCGACAGAACGATAGCCCAGAAACGAGATACGGCCTAGTGCCGAACAAGTCGGGGAGATATAGGGCAAAGGCCCTAATATCTTCTCACATTGTAAAAACATGTGAGAAGCCGTATGCCAATATCCTTTTAAATAAAAGAGATTGGCAGTGGCAACCCACGATATTAATTCGGTCACATGTCGCTTGTTCTCCGGACGTTTCTTACGAAGGTAAATTGGTGTAACCAACTCTCCGTCATAAGCGTCTATTCCACAGGACTCTCTAAACTTTCCAGAATAGAAAGTCTTGGAAGTATTTACCTTGCAATTGTATTTTTGCAGGTAATCGAGAACAACATTCGCATATGTTGTGGGGACGATAATATCGTCACCATAAACATAAACATCACGACTAACATTAAAACAGTTAGCGTGTGTTACAGGCAGGTTCTGTATCTTAAGTAGAGCCGCTACACATATTGTGTAGAAATACATCGACTCTACAGGGAAACAGAGAGCACTCCCCATTGAAGCAAACTTACCTAGAGGAGAGATAATCTCCCCACTAGGCATGATTGCGCTCGTTGAACGACATGCATCAATAGCATCCTGAAGATCAGGATTACTACGAAACATCTCGAGGGCTAAAGATCGTGGAACACGATCACTAGCATCCGAAAGATCAATCGTTGCCAATTGACCTGTCTTAGACGAAATCAGAGCCAGCGACTGGTTGACAGATTGATCACGAAAATTAACGTGACCTTTTGTCAGTTCAGACGATTCGAGAGCCTTATAAAGGGCACTACGAATAGCCTGTTGTGTATATTGCATACAAACAGGTTCTATAGCTATGATTCGGGGTCCTTTAAGCGATTTCGGAACTGTCACTACCCTTACGGGTAGTTCTTGATCCGATGGAACGAACGTTACCTTCTTGAACTCCGAACTCTCGAAAGCGCTTATAGAATAAGCATAATCGAAAAACGGAAAGAATGGTTCAAGACGTTCATGCCACGAACGCCACTCATATTTCAGGTTACCTGAAATACGCTCGGCGGTAGACCCAGGTCCATGCCTCGGAAGAAGGTCAGATAGGCGTAAGCCCACCATGACATTATCCCAAAGGCAAGAAGCCACACGGGTAAATTCCTGTGCGGCTCCACTGGGCAATTGAAACGCTTCAAAGGAACGCTCAATTTCGATGAAGTTACTGAGAGTTTGTGTGACCCTTTCGGGGGCACACTCGAGTTCGATTCTTCTGAAACTGAGGCAAATTTGCCTAACAGCATCAACAAGAACCGCAACGCTAATTCTTTCAGTTTCTTTTTCATTGAAAATCCTCCCTGTCTCTCGGTCAAAGATTAGACTGATCATACCTCCCAAAAATGAGGGGATTGATCCCCATTTCCGAAAACCTTGGAAATGTGTTGAGTCTATCTGTCCATTTGCGAGGCTTCTTTCGAAGTCTCTCGCAAAAGCGGGCAGAGTTATCGTCAAAAACGATAATCCTTCTTCTTTGACCCGTGACCTGATGGTTTTCATGTCACGTAAATCAGAGACATCAGCGATGCATTTAGCGCAAGCATCTATATAGATAGCTTGCACTAACTCTAGATGGTTACTTACGTTGCTTTTCAAGTTCCCTCCACAGGGAGGTATAACTTCAAGCCACGTACGTCTGCCTATCTGACCATAATAATATGATCAGCCGCTCTGTTTCCAACCACAAATAGGACTACACGGCACAGAATTCAAGATTCTTGTCCGTATATTTTCCCTATTGCAGTGGCATCTAACCAGGTCTTAAGACCGGTTATAAGTTGTTCACATTGCGTCGATGAAAAGCCCACTTCAGGGCGATCAAGCACAATGTAGAAGCTGAGAGTCTCGTAGTCGTTCACAGCTGTGAGCGGGTCCGCGACAACAGCTCGCTGGTCAATGCGCACCATAGATCGAATTCTTT